GTAAAAATTACACCTTTCTTTTCAACTGAAACACGTGTTCGACGACGATACTCGCACCCATGAACGTCAAAATCGCGTTATCGTATTGAAATCCGTACGCCACGAACACGAAACCCCAGATAAACGCCAACAGATCCGTCACGGGTGCCGCCATGTAACTACAGTTCGACTCAGTTGGTAACGATGCCTCCATAATTTGATAATATGCGTACCCAGCGATGGTAGATAACATCAGAGCAATGGTATGTTTATTCATGTGATAACCCCACATAAAAAAATAACCTCAATATATATAAAATGTCTGGTGGTATTGCCCAACTTGTTGCTATTGGCGCTCAGGATGCCCATCTCGTTGGCCAACCTGAAGTCAGCTTTTTTAGATCTAACTACCGTCGTCACACGAACTTTGCCCAAACCACGGAACGCCAAGTCCTCCAGGGCAACCCAACCGCGGGTGGTATCTCTACTGTTCGCTTCGAACGTAAGGGTGATCTCCTCGGATATTGCTACATTACCCGTCGTAGCCCAGCTGCTTACACCAAAGCCCAATGGTCTACCTACATTAAAAAGGTTGAACTTTTGGTCGGGGGTCAAGTGATTGATGAACAAACCTCCCACTTCTCCCAGTACATCGCACCAACCGTCATGGCCCAAACCACGAGCAAGGCGCCAGATCGTTCTTCTACGTCCACGTCTAGATTCTATCCACTCCGATTCTCTTTCTGTGAAAACTGGCAATCGGCGCTCCCATTGATTGCTCTTCAATACCATGATGTTGAATTGCGCATCACGTGGAACACCTCGGTCGAAAGCGACTTTGAAGTCCACGCCCAATACATCTACTTGGACACCGATGAACGCACCACTTTGGCGTCCCTTCCACAAAACATGGTGATCACTCAAACGCAACGATCCGTCGCGTCTGGTACCGCCATCCAGGAACTCAACTTCAATCACCCAGTGAAGCTCTTGGCGTCTTCGAATGTTTTCGATTCCACGGCGCTCGGTATCGCCACTGGTTCCATGAAGCTCCAAATCAATGGTACTGACGTCACTGACGCCAAGCCAACTGTTCCACACTACACGGAGTGCCCATTGTACTACCACACGGCGTGCTCTTCCACTAAGGATGATTCCGGTTCTTACTTCTTGTATCCATTCTGCCTCGAGACCTCCAAGCTCCAGCCAACGGGTTCTCTCAACTTCAGCCGATTGGATTCCGCGCGTCTCGTGTCTACCGGTGGCTCTTTCACCGCAGGTCAAGACATCTATGCCGTGAACTACAACATTTTGCGCATCGAAAACGGTATGGGTGGTTTGATGTACTCTAACTAAATTTATTTAAACACTAATAATAAATGCTTTGGCAATTTATATTTTTACTAGGGTTTGTTTTCGTACTCACGTATGACCCAAAATCCAGGACGCTCGAAAAAATCATAGTACCCAATGCCCCGTGTAAAGAAGGACATTACCACGAAGTTCAATTTGCAGAAAAGGGGTATCAATGTCCCCAAAACAGGGCATCTCATATGGGTGCAATTATATCTACTTAAAAAGAATACACGTTTCTATTACATAAATATGTTGAACTTCGACAGAGAAACGCTCACTCTCGCGGCGATCATCGTGTGTATCGCAGCTTCCGTGTACTTGTACAAGGAATTTACGAAGAGTAAGAATGATATCGAACACATTAAGAATTTCTGTAATAAACTCGTGACGCCACCACCACAACGCCGTCTCACTGAAATCCAGAGTGAAGATGAGGATGAAGACGAAGAACCAGTTCCCGTGAAAAAAACTGCCGTGGAAGATGAAAATTAACATCTTCGACAATTATAACTTGCGAACAGCGCAATGAAAAAATATAAAGCCATCGCTATACCAGTAACATTCACGGGAGATAAACCTAAATTTCTTATCGTTCAGGATAAGAGATTTAAGGATTGGATTTTTGTCACGGGGGGATGCAGAAGACGTGAGATCTTTAACCCCATACGTTGTGCCTTACGAGAACTCGAGGAAGAAACGCGTGGTGTCGTTTCCCTCAAACGTGGTGAATACACCGAATTTAAATTTACAGTTAAAGAAAGTCCCACAGTTGATTTGGAGTATAACGTATTCATATTTTTTGTGAATTACACGAGACCCCAACAACTCGATATGATTAAAAAGTTTAATGATGAAAAACAAAAAATGAACTTGAGAAAAATACAAAAACAACCCATCAAACGAACTCACGACGAAAATGAATACATGGCTTTTGAATCATTACAAGAATTGCAATCCAGGAAACAATGGGAGCGTATAACCAAAAATATACTCGAAAACCCAGAATTTTATACCTGTGTGACTTCCATGAATAGAAAAACATTTTGTATTAAATAATGAAGTCTAAGAACTACATTTTAATGCAAATACATAACATTCTTATGGATAGACATGCATACTCCCAAGAAAAAGCCGAAAAGTACGTGGAAGATCACAGAGATGACAAAGTTTATGAACTCTTGGTCTTAAAAAAACAGCTCATGGAACAGGAAGAACAACAAATTGACGTCTCTATATCTAGAAGCATTTGGAGACACAATTACGAAGATTAATAATATTAAAAAAATGAAACTATATCTGTGTAAGTATGTTTAAGGCTTGGTGCAAACAAAATGGGTTTTGCAACCAAACCAATCTATCACATGTGCTCATGGACGGTGGATGTCTCTCCGTGCCTTTTGATAGATTGAATGATTTTTATGAAAAATACGTGGAATGTATAAAGTCGGGCGAAAAGCTCTTCGTGGTAGAACAGAAAACGATTGATGCATACAATTTCTTTGTAGACCTCGACTATAAAGACGATGACCCGTTAACAATAGAAGAAGTTGAACGCATCTGTCGTGTTATCTGTGATAAAGTGAGTAAGTTTGGTGGAAAAGACGCACTCGTGTCTGTCGCCAAACCAAAACCATCCGGTGACTACATCAAAACGGGTGTACACATCAATTGGCCAAACTTTCCAGTGAACAGATCATCGGCCATCGCACTCCGAGATCACATCATCCAAACGCTCACAATGGTGTATGGATCAAAAGATTGGAAAAATATAGTGGATTTGTCCGTATACGGAAGCAGTGAGAGAAACACGCGTGGGAGTGGTTTTAGAATGCCGTTTTCACACAAAAAAGCCAAACACGAAGCGTGTGGAGGTGAAGGGTGTGAAGGGTGTAATAACACCGGCAAAGAAACACAAGGAGAATATCTACCCATTTTGAGATATAAACACGGTATATTGTCCATGTTCGAAAAGGTATCGCATGAACCATCCGTCGACATCATGTTTATGGCGACACTCCGAACGCAGGGTGTAGAACCAAATGTGGTGGTTGGTTCAAACAAGAAAGAGGGTGCATTCACGGCTTCGCAGACCAAAAATGAATTCACGGATCAGGCGACCGTCGCATCCATAGAAACATTCATACGGAAAAACATGGAAGGTCAAGCGAATGCGCGCGTCACTAAAGTCTATAAACATCAAAATAGCTATCTCATATCTACGAACTCGAGATATTGCGAAAACAGAAAAAGGGAACACGGCTCCAATCACGTGTGGTTTCACATCATGGGAGACGTCTTGTGTCAGAAATGTTTTTGTAAGTGTGAGACCTTACGAGGAAGACATTATGGGTTCTGCAAAGACTTTTCTGGTAGAAAACATCAATTACCACCCAAAATAACCGAAAATCTCAGTGCAGCGAAATACAAAAAGCCACCGCCTAAAAAACCAAAAAAGGATATCAGTCAGGCTGTACCCCTACTCAATGAATACATAGAAAAGCATATATTTCCAGGGGTAGACGTGAAAGAACTCAAAAAAATAAAGGCCAATGTGTTTGACGCACTCACCGAGAACATGTGTGGTAAGTGCGATACACGGGTATCCTTTTCCATAAAGAAGAAAATCATTAAACAGGTGTGTAAGTGTAACACGCGCGAGCATATGCTCTCAGATAAAATAGTCGATAAGTTATAGATGTTAGCATTTGTATTTTTGATTGCAGTC